GAAGTGCTCCTTGTCGGCGCGGTAAAACTTGAGAGGGTCATTGAACATCTCTTGAAGCCCCATCGAAAGAACCTCTTGACCAACAAACTCGCGAGTTGAGTATTGCGAGTCCTTGAATTTTCCTTCCCATCCGTAGTAGCGTCCCACATACGGGTTGAAGAATTGGTCTTTTTTCGTCGCCTCGCCATAGTAAGTCGTGAGAGGTTCATTCTTCGTGCGCTGCAAATAGAATTCTGCTATCAAGTCGGCCACCGCTTTGTTGTTCCAGTGAAGCACGTGACCAACCTCATGGACAACCACCCAAGCCTTATCCGAAGGCCCGAGCCAGATTTCACCCTTAGCACCTTTCGCGTAAGCCCGTNGAATGTCCTTGCGGAAGCGCAAAGTAATTCCCGTCTCAGGAGCAAGCGCTGGGTCAATGTACTTGAGGAGCCATTTTTGAGCTTCTTGGACAGCTTGACGAAGCGTAGTTGCGTTCTTGTAACTCGCGGTTTTCGGAGGCTCTTTGATGGTGAGCTTTTTCTTAGACTCCTCGGTTTGCTCCACTGGTTTGAGACCGTCCCACTTGGCAACTTTCTTGCCAAGGAAAATCGCCTCGCGCAGTTTGGCAACAAGGTCGCTATAGCGAATGCGGTTACCGTATTGCTTAGCAAACTCCTCAATGACCTCTCTCATGGCGTTAATGTTGTCCTTAACCGCGAGGAGCTTCTTCATGAGCTTCTCAACTTCCTCGCGCATGTCAACAGACATGAAGAAGGTGTATTCCCTGTCGAACATAACAAACGTGCCACGAAACTCCTCCGAGTTGAACCCCAACCAAGCAAAGATCGTCTTCGCATCTTCCTCGCGAAGGTTCGTTTCACGAACAAGCATTCGTTCCGCGCGCTCTTTGATGAGATTCAGCTTGAGCCCAATGTCCGTGACGTTCTTAATCGCAATCTTGAAGTCGTCNTCATTGAGGTTGCGAATCACGTCAGGGTCTTTCACTTNGCGCGGGTCGATCTTCTTGCGCGGTTGCACAAGAGGTTCGGTCTTGCCTTGCAGGAGTTTCGGGAGAGGGGAGTAGGACGCAAAGCCCTCATCAGGTTTTAGCGTTGTGTCGAAGTCGTCTTCCCACTCCTCGTACTTTGTCACGGGGAGCCAAGTAGAGCGACATTGGAAGTGGTTTGGNGGCGTGTACTCCGCAATTATGTCCGCGCGTTGAATGCTTACAATCTTACCGTCAAGGCTTCTNCAAAGCTCCGTCGTGCGTCGGTCAANAATCGCGTCGTATTGGAGCGCTTCNACNAANCCATTCACCTCGGGGTCAAGCCAGCGAGCTAGCCTGCCAGCGTTATACATTTTGCTCGTCTCGGTGCGAGCAATGGTTTCCGCGTGCCAGTCACTCAGCCAAGTGTTGGCTTTCTCGCGAATGCGCTTGGTAATGTCGCGANTGGGNAGGCCTTTCTCAAGTCCTTCGCGAAGCGCTTCTCGAATGCGGTTAAGAACCGTTTCGTCAGTGATGACGCTAATTTCGAGACTATACTTGTCGAGAAACTCCCGCGCTTCTTCAGGGAATACAACTGCTAACTCGTAATCAACGACATTCCACGTGTCGTCTTCGTTCTCAGCGAATTCGTAGAGCTCCTTGAGGCGCATGAGCTCAAGGTGAGCTCGCAAAACTCCTGCCTCGGCTGCGGAGTAAATCAGCTTGCGAATGAGTTTGCGCCATTCTTTTTGACTTGGCATTTGCAAGCTCTTGAGAATGCCTTCAACTTCGTCTTTATCTCCATTTTGGTGAGCTTGAATGAGCTCGTCAAGAATCTTATTCACGCGCTCGACGAGTAGTTTTCTCCGTTTCGCGTTTANCCTCCGAGCCCCTTTGAGGAATTCCNCTTCNAGGCGGTCAAAGTCGCGTTGAATGAGGTCAATATTTACACGCTGGCGACGCTCCGCAAAAGTGACGTGTTTGCGAGGAAGGAGCTCGGAGGCTTTTACTTTCCCTCCGAGTTTTCCTCCTCGCCAGAGGTTTCAGCCTCTTGAGGTTGTTCACCTTCTTGAGGTTCCTCCTCGGGTTGCTCAGGTTGTTGGTCTTTCGGACGCAACGGGAAGCCGAGCTCCTCGCGAATCCAGTCTTCGTCAGGCGCAATAACCTTGGCTTGAATGAGCAAGTGGAACACGCGAGCCATTTTCTCAATGTCCTTGTTCGCGAGAGGCTTAAAGTTGAAGGACGGGTAAGCCTTGACGTTCGGGAAGTTGAGGTCAATGAGAGGACAAATGACTTCTTCCTCGATCAGCGCTTTAATGTCACGTTGCAGCGCTTCAAGGCGAATCATGAAAACGTCAAATTGGTTTCCCGTGAGCGCATAGGAGCCACTTTGACCGCGCGAGAGGGAGAGGAGCATTGGAGGAACGAGCATAGCTTCCATGATCTTGCGGTCATGGTGTTCGATGTACCCAATAAAGTCCGCATTCGAGCCTTGAATGGCTTTAATGTCATCATCACCCGAGATGGCAAAGCCCGTCATGGCGTTGACTTTTTCGAGGAGCTTCTTCATCTTGTTTACGTCTCGCGCATCACGGACTTTACCAATGAGCAACGGAGTACCGTAGCGCTCATAAGCAATGTTCGCAAAACGGTACATCTTGTCCTTGATGTACCAGTGTTTGTAAACGTTGCGAAGAATCGAGTTTCCGTAAGGGTTGCCAAAGCGCTTGTCGTAGGCGAACCAAATGACTTTGTTGCGGGGAATTTTAATTTCTTTGGAGCCAACTCGCTGGATGACATATTCAATGTCACCAAACTTGTTAGTCTTCACCCAAATAGTATGCGGGTCAAGTACTTTGAGTTTTTTGAGCATAATCTTTCCGTTGCGGTATTCGAAAACTTTCTCCGTGCAGGAGAAACCATATTCAAGCGCAGAAAGCATTTCCGCAATTACGTCTTCGAGGTTACCTTCCAGAAGTTCAAAGTTCTCGTTAATGAATTCCGCGTATTTCTTCGTCTCGGGGTCGTCGCCAGTAACGGTAAAACCGCGAGCAGTCGCACAAAGTTTAATCATGTCAAGGCCCGCTTTCACTTGGCCGTCTTTGAGCATCTTGTCATACACGTCGAGGGTGAAGTCCGACGGATTAAAGTCTTCCATATCGGGGTTGTAGGTGTCGTCCTTGTAAATACCCACCTCGCCAAAGAGCTCCCGAGCAAGGTCAAGGAGCTCTTGCTCGCGGCGAGCGTAGGAATTCCAAGGTAGGCGTTCACGAATCTTGTTCAGAAGGCCCATGAAAGTTTCCCTCCTTACCAGTTGTTCTCACTCGGTAGTTCGTCGAGGTCGTCAAACACGTATCGGTCGAAGTCTTCGCGTTCCACTCCGTCCCACTCGAAACGGTTTTCAATTTCGTAAAGGCCTTCTCGCACGTAGTTGAGGGAGTGGAAAGCGTCGTCAGGAGAGGAGTGGTCGTAAATTTTACGTCCCGTGGAAGTGGTAGACTCAGCGAATTTGAGTTCAAGAGCCGTGTAGTGGTCGAAGAAAGGTTCAACTCGCTCAGGTTCTTTGTACGGAATGACAATTTCGCGACGTTTGAACATCTGAATGAGGCAGTCCATCGAGTAGGTGCGGTCAACTTGGAGGGTGTACTCGCCCTTGTATTCACGCTTTTTCGGGTCAGTATGGTAGGTGACATAGCGACAAGCAATTGCCATGCGGCCAAAAATCTCGTAAAGCTTTTGCGCTTCGTAGGAACCGTAACCAATGTCACCCACAATCTTCTCAACGTTGAAACGGTCAACGAGCTTGACAATGTGAGCAACAAGCTCCTCATGGTTGTCAATCTTGCACTCTTCAATGTAGTCAATGACGAGCTTGCGTTTGCCGTCAACCCACTCGCGGTGACCAATGTGAATAATCGTCTTCGACTTGCCACCGCTACCGTAGTCGATCCCCATGACCGTCGGAATATCCGAGTGGTCTTTCATGGCGAGGTTTCTATCCGTGCAAGCGAGAACGTCTTCAATGCTTACAGGCTGCTCGCTACCAGAGAAGAATTCGCCAAGAACCTCGTTTGCGAAGGTCATGGAGTCCATCGTGAGGTAGTCACGCCAAATTTGGTTAGCGCTAATCCAAGGCATGTTAAGCTGGGAGAAGAGGTAGCCCGAGTAGAGTTTGTTTTGTGGCTTCGTTGGAACCCAACGACCATTCGTGCGGTCTAGCTCGCTCGCACATTTGAGGCAACCAAAGTATCTGCGCTCCTTTTCGGTTCCCTCGTTCGCGACCATAATGTTGTCCATCGTGATGAGTTGCTCAAAGCCGCAATTTCGACAGGTTACAAACCACTTCTTTTGGTCGGACTGTCCCCAGAGAACGCGATGGTAGTAAGTTCCCGCTTGTTTTGGNGTTCCCGTGTAAAAGCAGCGTCCGTTAATGTCTAACTCGGGGTCGTGAATCTCCGAGTGAGAGACGCTCTTTTCAATCGCCTCAATGGCCGTCTGGGTAATGTCTTGAACCTCGTCGAAGAAGACCATATCACCAGAGATACCGCGAAGGGCGTCTCCGTCTGACCATGCACTTCCAAAGTAGACAATACTCGAATTGGTGAAACCTATTGCGGTTTTGGCATCTCGCTTGCGGTCAACGGAGTGCTCAAGGATTTTTCCGCGAGACTGAGCGATGGCTTTGCGGAATCGGTCGTTCACAAAGCGAGTAACTTGCTCATTGCGTGGAGCCGTGTAGGTGATGGTCGTGTGTGGGCGCGTGTAGAGGTGGTAGAGGAGTTTCCTGCAAACCGTCTCGGACTTTTCGACTTGGCGGCCTGCAACGATCACAATGCGAGGGTGAGGGTCTCGGTAAACGTCAAAGAGGTGGTTGCGCTGCTCGAAGCTAAATGGTTTGCCCTTAATCGTTCCCGTGAGAGTGGTGAATTGGATTGGGTCGAGGAGCTTCTCGCGGAGTTCGCTAAATTGTTTTGGAGTTAGCAAGGTTTCACCTCCTTGTTGGGAGCGTTCCTCGGTGCGAAAATCGCCTTAAGGAAAGTATTACTTGTAAAAATGTCAANGTGCGTGTGCGAAAANNCCCCCTACCCTTATTTTTCCAAGGGGGGGGAGGGGGTAGAGGCTCCCCGCGAGCCAGTCACACACGAGCGTTCACTCGCTCGTCTCCTGCTCGCGAGAAGCCTCGCTATTACCTTGGTCTTGCTCAGTTACTGTCTCGGTGTTGTCTTGGAGCTCATTACGGTCTGCACTGCGCTCAGTTTCCCCCTCGCGGGAGCCTTCGAGTTGAGGTTCCTCCGCTTGCTTGCGCTCAGGAGGCGGAGGAGTTTGCGAGAGGAGCACTGCAAGGTCAACCATGCTCGGGTTGTCCTTGTTGTCTTTGGACTCTTTGAAGCGTCTGTCTAGTGCAAGCGCCTGCATGTAGCGCAGAAACTTAGAGTCGTAGTCGTTGTAGCTTTGGCTTTCGTCAATTATCTCGTAGGCTTCCGCAACCTCTTTGCGCTGGTTCAAGATGAAGTTGCGCAAGGCTCGGTCGAGGAGGAGCATGTTTGCAGGGTCAAGGTCGAGTTTCTCGGTGTAGTAGTTCATGAACCACGAGTAAAACTCGAATTCCTCCTCGGTCATGACGAAGCGAGAGTAGAGGCCGTGAATGAGTCTAGCTCGCGGGTTGAGCTTTTCGAGGGCTCGCTTGCGTCCCTCCTCGGTGATAGCGCCAGTCGAAAGTCCTCCATGCTTCGCGCAACGTCCGTTTGTGGTTCCATCCTCGCGGTAATATGGCTTTTCCGTGCAGATTTTACCCGTTTTGCGGTCAATAGCGCCACAAATAATGTCGATCTTCTTAAGTTGGTCGCGAATCGCTTCAATGCGCTTCTTGCGCGCCTTCTCGTACTTCATGTTGTTGATGTACTCGACTTCCTTGAGTATCTTCGTGCGGAGTTCTTTTGCCTTGCGAAGGTCGTCTTGGAAGGTTGCCAACTCGCGCTCGCCTCCNTTCTGTCTTTGGTGCTGGACTCCGCGCTGGGGAGTTGCGGCGCGTGGCGGGGAGGGAGAAAGTTATCCACAACCTGTGGAAANCTTAGAGACAAGCTAGCTCGCGGGGAATGAGCTAAATTCGAGGAGTTTCACCTAGTGAAACAAAATCCAAACTAAATTTTCACCTCACGAGCATTCTCAC